ACGACAGAGCCTCAGAGATATGATCATCTAGAGAGTGGTCCATGTCGTCAAGGACAGATTTCAGAAACTCGGCTTCTCGCTTCGCTTCTGCGCTTTCACTAGCAGGGACTACATCAATCTTGACATCGCGGAGAGTTTGTTCAACAGCATACATGACAGAGCCGACAATCGCATTGTTGTCACGCATCTCTCTGTATTTTTGGATTGCCCTTTTACCTTTGAGTTCTTGCAGAAACTCGTCGGCCCTAATATCGCCAGTGTATGTGTTACGGCCATACACGCCCAATTCAATCTTGGAAGCAGTTTCCGAGAGTTTCTTCATATTACTACCTAAGTTCTAAGGGAAAGACCTTTCGCATCAGAATAGGCCAAATTGAGTTCTGGACGGGCAATGCCCTTGAGGGCAAGTTCAGTGACAGCCCACACCATAGCGTCTAGACGGTCAGGTGAACCAACACTACCCAAAGGACACCATTGCACCATCTGATCTTCAAGTGCATCAAGCCCTTTAACGTGCTTGACCCTACCCCGTTCATAGAGAGCGGAGACAGGTTCAGCACGGGCGAATTTACCACGGGAAGCATGGACAAGTTTGACTGGGATTGTCTCATCTACAGTCTTAAAGGTGTAGCGGACCATCTCACCACCTTGGTTACGCTCTGCAACAATACGATCAGCCCCGTATAGGTTATACAGTTCGATTGCCCGTGCGGCCCAACCTTCTGGTGTAAATCTGTCGGTAGCGTCTTGAAGGATGTAGCAGACACCATTAACGTCCACCCCAGCAACAACAATACCAGTCATGTCACTTTCAGCATTTGATGAAACAGCCGGATCGACTGAAACAACAACACGACTAAGGGTTTGTGAGAACTCTAGAGGATCATCAACCTCGACCTCACAAGTAGCAAGGAGTTGACGGGTCCAGAGAGCACCAGAGGCTTCGTCAAGGATTTCTGCATAGAGTTCCTGACGACCAAGGCGAGTGCCTTCATACTGCGTCTTGACGGCTTCCAGATAGGTAGCAGCAAGGTTAGCAGAGTTGTCGAAGGTCGAACCGTAAGTCAAAGTCGTCTTAGGGTTCTTCATAATGTCGCGGACCAGTTTGGTCGGCTTTGGCGTAGTGGTCACACAAATCTGGGGGTGCTTGCCAAGACGGAGACAGAATTGGAGCATGTCCCAAGTGTCACGATCACGGTTCCAAGCAGCAAGTTCGTCGCACCATGCGAGTTCAAACTGAGGACCACGAAGACGTTCCGGCTCTTCTGCCGAGAAGAACAACACAGTGGGTTTGTCTCTTGCGTCTTTGTAGTCACCCTGATCCCAGATCAAGGCACGTTTCGTGGGGGACCAAGTGGGTTGTCCAAGGATGCGTCCCTTAACGTCCTTGTCGTTCTTCCAACAACGAGCAAGGAAGCCAGACTCTCCATTGACCATAACACGTTCAATGTCGGAGTTCGTGGCAGCAATGGCAGCTACACGCTTGGCACCACCTTTGACCTTGGAGCGGACCCACTCTACGCCAGCACGGGTCTTACCAAATCCTCGACCAGCGTTGATGAACCAAGTGTTCCAATCACCATTGGGAGGAATTTGTTGGGGTCTAGCCCAGAACTCCCAAGTATAGATAAGTTCTTCTGCCTTGTGGGGCGGCAGTTGAGCGAGGATGGTTTCAAGGTCTTCGCCCATAGCCCTTAGATCGTCGGCATGAATGGGGAGACCGTTTTTACTCATTCCTCTTTCTCAGCTTTCTTTCGGCCAAGAAGTGCAAGAAGATCGTCAATAGCAGCAGTATCTTCTTTAACTTCGTCGGGTTCAACTTCTTCAATCTTGAGGGTCGGGTTCCATCCAGCTTTAGAACGAAGGAACAGTTCAGCAGCCTTCATGTCGCCATCAAGGGCTTTAGCAACAACAACAGAACCAACTGCTTCTTGAATATCAGCACGGGCAGATGCAATATCTTCCCTGTAAGTCTTGTACATCCCGTTCATGCTGGAAGGAGCATTGTCATACTTCTGGATGTTGTCAAGGATGACCTTCATCGACACACCAGCCTTAATGGCCTTACGGATGTATGTCGCAATGTGAAGATTGTGTTTCAGCTTCTCAGCCATGTCACTTACCTGTCCTCAGATATTGTTCTTTTCGACGCTGCTTACGAACTTCGACAGGAAGTCTGTCACGATAACATTTGTCTTGAACCCTCTTTCTTTCAAGAGCGGATTCATACTTTTTGTTGGGCTTTCTAGCTGCACCTGAGTTACAAGACAGGTGAGAAAAAGTGATGTTGTCTAGGTCAAAGAAAAGACCAACGGGGTCTTCGCTATCCAACCAAGGTGTCTTATGCTCAATACTAAAGTTATCTCTTTCCAGACTCCCGCCACAATGGTGGCACGGGGTGTCTTTGACAAGACTAAACAGAATGTCTTTAACAAGCCTATTAGATGCAGTCCCGACATTCATGCCGAGTTGATCGTTCTTCTTTTTGAGCGACATAGACTAACCTTCGTTGTCTTTTCTACGAAACGGTTACAGAAACTCAGACTATATCTACTCTTGTCCGAGGTTTTGTAACAGAGGGAATTGGCGATCCGTTAGCCGCACCGAGTGGAGCCAGTGCATTTAACCCCAGAAGCACAGCTTACAACTTCTGGCCCTAGACTTCTATACCGCGACGGATCAAGCGCGGTTCGCATCGTTCGCAACGATATCTTCAACCACTCACAATACCACTGGTATCGTATGGTTAAGTAATGGAGTAACAAGCCACATCGGCATCCACTTACTCAATAACACAATCAGTGGGGAGAAGTGATGGTTGTGACTTGTGAGAGCATATATAGTTGTACGGATGGTTCTTGTCAAGGGGTAAACAACAAAAAATTACAACTGTTGCAACTTTTCTTCACTTTCTTGTTGTTTTGTCATTCTTTTGAACCATTTTGGAGAGAAATTGTCCCATTCATGCAAAACTTTACCAGATTCAATCCATCTATCTCTAACAGCTACAGCTTCTTCCTTGGAATAGGTTCTGTAGATAGCTTGATTATTAGACCTTCTAACAACAAACAGTCTATTCAAGGTTCCAACATAGACATGCTCATGTTCAGTCTCAAGGTATCTATTGACAAGATCATTAGGTTTATTAGCATACACTTCCTTGTAAGTTACAACAACAAGATTATCTTTCTTGTAGTTGTAATGGTCTTTGTCCTTGTAGACAACTCTATCATTGTCACTCAAATAACCATCACTATTAAACATAACAGCTAGTCTAGCTAGTTGGAACTTGGTAACTACAAGGCTACCCTCTTCCCTGTAGGAGAAGTCTCTTCCAACCAGTTCCTTCCCAGTCTTCTTACTATGGAACAATCCACTATCAGGATCATATTCAACAAAGGACTTAATCTGTTCAATAGTGTAACCTTTGTAGGTCATCTTGTCAGGTTCCTCTCTTGTAAACCTTAATCATGTGTACCTGTAGATAAACATTGATTTAGTCCTTGTCAAGAGGATCATGTCAATACTCTCTGTAAGAGTATCATGTTAATAGAAGGAGTATATCTATACAGGAGTATACTCGTTCCTTCCACTAGGTTCCTTACACTAGATGCCTTATCATAGTCTGTTGTTGTAGTTCCTTATAGGTATCAACCGGGGCGCAAACGACCTTCTCATATATGGGTGTACGGATGGTTCTTGTCAAGGGGTCGATACAAATTTATTTTTTTTGTAAAATTGGGGTCCTCTTGTGTGACTTTTTTGCCACAGTTCTACCCAAAGTGAATTTTCACAGCTATGCTGTCTCGCCGTAAACGGCTTATTTCGGCTAAGTATCTGGGGTTCCGACTAAGTGCTTGATTTCAAATTTTTTATTTCGGAAATATACCGGGTAACCCATCCGAATCAAATCCGCGCATTATAATCCCAAGGGCCCCACGGTGTCAAGAGGAAAATTTGCGCTTGGCAAGCTACATGAGGTGATTCGCGCAAATAATTGTATTGACAAGGAAATATTGCAAATAATTTCCGCCGAGAGGTGATTCGGCAACCATTAGGGTATTTTTATCACATGGTCAAAAGCTTACTAAAT